CCTGTATCTATTGGCGCAACTTCAACCATACGGAACGGAATGTTATCCGGCCTTGGCGATAGTTTACGCAATCCCGCAGCAACTGCAAGCGCGCGCGGCAATATGCGTATATCGTCAACTTCATCCAGATTGTAAGCCATTTACAAAACGGATGATAGCGCTAGGCAAATAATCGCCAGTGCAAGCAGCGTTGGACCAAGGCCCGCAAAAGACGCAACTGCCAGGATTAACGCTGCAACTGCAAGTAAACGCTTGATCAATTCAAGGTTCATGCTTTTACCGTCAGTGTAAGTTTCAGCGATGGACGATTACCAGCAGTACCATGATGGCGAGAATAGAATGCAGTGGTGTACTTGCTGGCATCCTCGCCAGCAGACTTCACCATCAAGCCATGCTGCGCGCTGCCAGTAAACCACGCACGCACAATTGCAGTAATGTCAATTGATTTACTGTTACCTGGATTAGATGGCACTGTGGTTGCAACTGCGCCACTTGAAGTAATTGCGGGACCGGGATACTTCACGGCATTGCTACTGCTAAAGCCACAGTCGACGTTGTAACTACCCTCAGTGAAACTGCCAGTAAGACGCGACACAGTAACCTTTGGCGTGCTGCCAAATGCACCGCAAGTCTGTGCGCCAATTGTAACTAACAATTCTGCCTTATCCACTGAAACTACATTTGCCCAAGGAATAGTTGCAAAGCCCAACACTGCGCGGTTGCGGTACGGACTAATGTACCCAATCGGAAGGTTGATATCCTGGCCATTGCCACCATCTATTGAAGATGAATGTGCCAGCCTTGCATCTTTAGTGCATGCATATGTGCGAACCACGCCAGTAATAACATCAGGCGGTATTGGCGGAATAGGTGGTTCGGGCTGCTCTGCTTCTTCCCACTCAGTAGCAGGCACATATGTAGACAATTCTGCTGTCCAGCCTGTGCCGGTATCACCAACAATCGCACCGCCAAGTACCCTTGTAGCAACGTTGATTGCTGGCGCTACAGACTCAACCGCCAAATGCGCAATGTCAATCATGCCTAGATCAAGGATGCTTTCAAGTGCATCTTCTGTTTGAGGGTAAAGTGTGCCTGGCGCATATTGCAATGATGCGCCTGAACGATCCGCCAAAACTGACGCTACCCATACGTTTGCGTCTGGCACTGGTTGATCGCGCTTTAGTGGAAGGTCGCCATACAAGTTGGCTTTCTCTTGATCAATTGCAGTAACTGCAACCGTTGGTGCGCCATCATCAAATGCAGTAATGCGCGTATATACGCCTTGCAATGATCCTTGTGTTTTCAGTGTGCTAATCGGAATGCCATCGGCACCGCCTGCTTGAAAGCCTGTATCGCGCGGATTGCCAAACGAACGAAAGCGCAGTGTGCCGCTACGATCCATCCAGACAGCATACAAGGCATCCAGAGCAGCAGCGCGGATGTGCTGCCATGTAGGTGCTTCATCTGCGCTTATCGGCCCTACAGGCGGATCAGTTTCGTCTACTGGCGTAGTCTCCACTGGCACCAACGTAGACAAACCAGCCTTGTTGATAAGGTGTACTGCGCGAGCGCGCAGCGTACTGGGCACGCCAGTCTGATTGGCTGGCAAGATGGCTGCAACCAGCAGTTGCACCATATCCGTACCGCGCAGCGTACCGCGCAGCGCACTTAAATCAAAGTCAACTTCATCAATCAAGCCTTGGCGCACAATCTGCCTGCCAAGCGTTGAATGAATGTATGAAACGCGAATTGGCTTGCCTGGTCTAATGGCGGTTGCAAATTCACTTTGTCCGTTAGATGGATCAAGCAAGCGCTGCGGATCATAAGTGTTGACTATCCATGATCCAGCAGCAGGTATTGTCAACACTCCAACGGGATCATCTGCACCCCAGGAAAGACGTACCGCCATACTCTGTGGCGTAACGTCTCGCCAATCAAAAAAGGCCCATCGCCCGGTATCCCAAAGCGCTTCATCCCACTTTGCGCTACCTGGTGAAGGCCCATAGATTTCAATTCGCGCAGAGCCAATTGCACGCAAAGGCGGAAGTGTCATCTAGAAAGTACCAAGCGCGACTAGGCTACCTTTACCATTGCGTCTTGCGTAGTCACGCAATGCCTTTGTAACCTTTGCCTCAATGACGGACGGATCGCCATAGATGTTGAAGGTAACACCGCCACCAGCGCTGCTGCCAGCAGACTGCGTGCCTGCGCGCGTACTTGCGCTTGCGCCAGTAGCAGACTGCGAGCCAATCCCAAATGGTAGTTTGATATCCTTGAGTGGGTTTATCTTATCAAGGAAATCGCCAATCATACCAATGCCTTTGGTTATCCAATCAATAAACTTGATCAGCCAGCCAATGACAGTGGAAAGAATGTTTCCAACAATTGTAAGTGCCTTACCTACTGCATTCAGAATTGGAATAAGCAACGGCAAAACTGCTTTAACCAATTGCCCAAACAGTTTGATCATCTGAATTACAATGGGCAAAACGGCATCCAAGACAGGCAGGAACACTTCTCCAATTGTCTCTGAAAGTTCGCCAAAGGCATCGCCAGCCTTTGCCTGCATTCCAGCAGCAGACTTTGAATAAATGTCTGCCTGGCCAGCAGCAGCCTTACTTGCATTTGCAAGTGTCTCACTTGCAGTTGCACCTTTTTCAAGGCCCGGCACAAGACTGCGTAAAGCCTTGTCATTTCCTGCATATGCCTTGGCTACTGCATCACTTGCTGTCGCCAGGTCTACGCCTGCAAAACGCGCCAAGTCTTGCGCTTGTGCAAGCAAGTCAGTAGCAACACCAACATCTTTAGTTGCGGTAACAAGAGACTGCAAACCTTCTCTTGTCTCGCTATCGGTAAACGCTCTGTCTTGTCCTGCTGCAATCGCTGCTTCAACTTGCTCTGTGCTCTTTGCAGTTGCCGCGCCTGCTGCGGTAATCGCTGCTTCAAGTTTCTGCTGCTCTGCTCTGTCATCAGCAGCAGCCTTTGCCATGCTGGCAATAGCAGCGCCAGCAGCGAGCGCAACACCTGCAACAACTGTTACCTTAGCAGCCATTGCGAGCGCATCGCCACCAAAGCCTTTTACCTCGCCACCAGCAGAGCCAAGGCTTTTTTCCAGGCCTTTAGTATCTCCAATAATGGAGACAATCAGCGCTACGCCTTTACCTAGTGCCATGTCGTCTCGCTGCTCTGTTCACCTTTGCTTGCCTGTCTGCGTATGCGCCCAATTCAGCAACCGTCAAATTGGCTGCTTCACTTGGTGGTAAGCCACTTACACTTGCAGCACCAACAATCTTTTCTGCACGCATCTTGCTACGCGATACGCGGTCCGCCATCTGCTCTTCTGAAACTTCACCAATGACTTCAAGTTTCCAAGTGCAGACTTCTTCATATGTCAATGATGCATTAGCGCGCTTGGCAATACACCAAGCCATCGCATACATCATCACCATACGCTTCTTTGTACTCTTCCCTGACAGCAGCGTACCAAGCAATTCAGGTTGCACGCCTGCAATTTCTGCCATGTCCAACACTTCAAGCAACGTCAATTGTGTTGCATCAAAAGTGTTCAGATCAAGCACCGCAACCTGGCGGTTTACAGGATGATCAACAGCAATCTGCGACAGGTCGATTTTACTTGGTTTCAAATCCTGCTTTGCTGGCGATCCGTTCAACTGCTTCACTATAGATTGCCTCTGTTCGCTCTGCATTTCTCTCAAAGGCACCAGTTATTGCATTGGTTGGTTCAATGTTGTGATCGCTCCAACCAAATTCCTGCACGCCTGCATACGGTACTTCATTGATAAAGCGTGCTTCTGTCGCCATGCCATCTGTCTGCCAGCCTGCAATTAATGTGCCACTCTTTCTGCGAGTGGCATCGCGCACATCTGGCAACAACATTTCTGCTTCAGCCTGGTGTGCCTCTGATAAATCTTGCACTTCTAATTGCACTTTATCGAAAGCACGCACCGCTTCTGGTACGCCTTCCACTTTCACTTTGCCAGCCATTAAGGCGCAATATCAAGCACAGGCTTTGCAAGGAACGGAAGGGTAACTTCAAATTCAGCGAACGTACCGACCTCGCCACCATACGCAACAGGCACAAGTTTCACTTGCCCTGTAACAGCAGGCGTATCGCTACCAGCAACCGCAGTCTGTCCATGTGCATTTAGCACAATGTCTGCTGTCTCGCCTGCATGATCCCAAAGAAATCTAGCAAGCCCGGTTGCAGTGTAATCCTGGCCTGCACGCATCACTAGCGCGTAAGACTCAGGCTCACTATTAGAAGCAACGTTACCGTCAAGCGTTGGGTACTCAACAACATCGCCAGCGCTAACTTCTACATGAACGTCTGCGGCATCCCCCTGATATGGCGCTGCTGTCCCTGCACCAACCTTCAAGGTAAACAGTGCGGTTTTCATAAACAGGATAGTCGCCACAATCAAACCTCTTGTGTTGTTTCAACTACACCGCGTGAAGCGAAGTACTTTGTTCCACCCATATCAGTAATTGCAGGCCTGCGCCAGGCTGGATGACTCCAATGTTGTAAGCCACTTACAGCAGCATTGCAGATAGCAACCAACGCTTCTAATTCATCAAAAGTAGCAATGCTATCTGCTCTGCCAGCAACCACCCAAATCTCCCAACGTTGGGTACGCCTGCCATTAGCCAATCCCGATACATCTACCCAAGGATCAGCAGGGTAAACGCGCGCACAAGGTGCAGTAAATGCACCCATTCCGTAGAAGGTATTTACACCAGCAGCAGTAAGCGCATCAAGCAATTGCTGCCTACAGGCTTGAAGTGTCATCCTATGCCAGGAATTGAATAGCGAGCAATCAAAGGCTTGACGCCATCAAGGTAGTCTTTCGCTACCTTGATGGCATTACCTTCCAGATCAGCGTACCCAGTCAAACCAAATGTTGCTTCACGTCTTTTGTACGCTTCTGCGCCACCAATCAGCAAAGCAACATTCAGTTCATCTTCTGCGCCTGATGGAGACTCAATCACTGCGCCATTCAACTTGACGGTTAGGCCTGATACAAGCGCTTTAGCAACTGCATCTGCCCACGCGGTATCTTCTGCGGTTGGTGTTTTATTCCCAACAAACGTCAATACCTGCGGCCCCGTCAAACCGTACATTACGCAGGCTCGCCATCCTCTGCATAGTCTGCCTTGGTAAGAGTCTGCTCGCCAACATCGTTAGATGTTGGTGCCTCAATACCAGTAGTCTCGCCAGTCTGCTCTTCAGCCTGCTCTTCAGCCTGCTCTTCAGCAGCATCCTTCTTTGCAGACATTGTATCTCCTGGGTTGTAAGTAACTTACAGATTAGACGTTGGTGTAGGTGTAGCGACGAACGCCCTTAGGCTCAAGCACCGCAAAGCCAAAGTACTGCCAAATGGCAAAGACGACACTCTGCGGGCCTTCACGCTCCAGAAGGCGCACATCAAGCACCGCGCTCTTCCACTGGCGAGCATCATTCCTACGCGCAACAATTTCATTGGTGGCTGTCAGAATTGCCCAAGCAGGCTCAACAGGAACACCGCCAATAATACCCTTCTGAAAGCCTGCGCCCTGAAGTTGCCCAAGCGCATTCACGGGATTGATATACGCCAGCAGGGGCCTTCCGTTGGTATCCTCGCCTGCCGTCAGGTTTCCCCAATCGGTGCTATTCACAAAAACACCTTCCGCAGGCAGCATGCGCGCACCAGCGCCACCAGCAGCAGCACCACTGTAGAATTGCGCCAACTTCTGCGCAATGCCCTTGTAAAGGTCGCGCCCACTCGCAGCAGGCGTAGTGCCAGCAGTATCAGCAATTGCACCAGAAGTAGTAAGCGCTTCAAGCACAAGCGCAATTTCACGTTCCGTATCGCGCATCAGCAGTTCGCGCAGTTGGTTGCCGATGATCACATCAGTACCGGGCGATGCACCATCAACCGCCTGGCGACTGACGATTGTCTCGCCACCAATGGTTTTCGGTGTAAGTGTCTTGGGTGCAGTTGTAACGTCAACGTTAGCAACTGCTGCATTCTCAGCAGCCTGCACATCTG